TATCCAAGCAGACTTGGCAAAATCTACAATATAATACATAATGTATACAAAAAGTATACTGGAAATAAACAATTTTATAAATAAGATACAGAAAGATTATGAGCACGAGAAATTTAATTAATAATATAAAAAAGGGTGACGCACAAAAGAGTAATAATGTTTTTAATAGTATTATGCAAGATAAAATACTTGGTGCGTTAGATAATCATAAACAAGAAGTTGCTTCAAAGATGTATGGAGCATCTAATGATACTCCAGCGGTCGAAAAGCCTGCTGTGGAGACAGAAGGGGAAGAAGCAACAGATGTTAACGTTTAAAGAATCATTTAACGAAGTAATAGAAGCTAAATTAAAGTTACCCTCAGGTGAAAAGGTAGCCAAGGAATTAACCAAACTTGGAAAGAAGAAGAAAACTACAGCAGTCATTACAAATAAATTTAATTTGTATATTGATGGCATAAAGCTTGACAAATATAAGTCAGTGAAAGATGCTGAGGATTCTCTAAAAGATTTCATCAATTTAATGGGAGCATAAATGAAACTAATCACAGAATATATTGGGAATTCCCAACTTGGATATTCAATCCAAGAAGGTAAAAATGGCAAAAAGAGTACTTTCTTAGAAGGTATCTTTATGCAAGCAGAGAACAAAAATAAAAATGGTAGAATTTATACCAGGGAAGTTCTAACTAAAGCTGTTGACCAATTTGTAAATGAGCAAGTAATTACAGGACGGGCAGTGGGAGAATTAAACCACCCTGAAAGTCCTGCCATTAATTTAGATAAAGTTTCACACAGAATTACCGAACTCAAATGGGACGGTAATAACGTGTTAGGAAAAGCACTTATATTAGATACCCCTATGGGACAGATTGTTAAAGGTCTTGTCGAAGGTGGTGTTCAATTAGGAGTGTCAAGTCGTGGTATGGGAAGTTTGGATTTTAAAGACGGTGCCAATTACGTTAGGGATGATTTCATGCTTAACACAATTGATATTGTTCAGGACCCATCAGCACCTAATGCATTTGTAAATGGCATTATGGAAGGTGTTAATTGGGAATCGGATGGTCACGGTCATTATTATGCTGAACTTATTGATAAAGGTGAGACAGAAGTGAAAAAACCTGAATTGTTCTCGGAAGAGCAGCAATCTGCAGGATTTGAGCATTTCCTCTCTAAACTATAATCTCTAGAAGGAGAAAACAATGTCTGAAGTTAAAGACGAAAATGTTGAAGAAACTATAGACGAGGTTATTGTTGAGGATACGCAAGTAGAAGCTGAAGCGGATTTAGATATCCCTGAAGCACCTCTAACAGCAGCTCGTACAGTATCAGCAATTAAAGCTTCTTTGACAGAAATGTCAAAAGAAGGCCTTGACGAAATCTTTGAAGCAGCCGAAAAAGCTAAAGCGAAAGCTAAGCTTGAGGATGACGATGAAGATGAGGACGAGGATGATGAAGACGAAGGAGATGTAGAAGAAAAAAGTAAGTCTAAGAAGGAAAGTAAAAAATCCAAGAAAGAGACTGTAGATGATGCGGGTGACCTTAAAGGTGGCAAGGAAGATCAACCAGATAACAAAGCTGACAAACTGAAAAAGAAGAAAGCGAAAGCTGACGACGGTTCTGAAGGTGATGTGGTTGAAAAGAAAGGCAAATTTAAGGAAGACGTTGAAGCTCTAGTTAAAGACGAGGACACATTGTCTGAAGGCTTTAAAGAGAAAGCATCTACAATTTTTGAAGCTGCATTAAATTCAAAAGTAAATGCTGAAACAGCAAGATTGGAAGAGCAATATGCTTCTGATTTGGCTGGAGAAGTTGAAGCTATTAAAGAAGATTTGGTTGACAAAGTAGACGGATACTTAACGTATGTCGTTGAAAACTGGATGAAAGATAATGAAGTTGCAATTGAGCATTCTTTAAAATCTGAAATCACTGAATCATTTATTAATTCACTAGGTCAATTATTTAAAGAGCATCACATCAATGTTCCAGAAGATGCGGGAGATATTTTAGATTCCCTATCTGAAGAAGCTAAAGATGCTAAAACTCAATTAAATGATGCAACCGAAAAGGCTATGGAATTGTCAGAAAAAGTTAAAGCTTATGAAAGACAAGATATAATCCGTGAAGCATGTAAAGGTTTGGCCGCAACTGAAACTGCAAAATTAACTGAATTGACAGAAGCTATTGAAGCTGATGATAATGAAAGTTTTGCAACTAAAGTAGCTACAATTAAGGAATCTTACCTTAATAAAGATACCCCGGCAAAAGATGCTCCAGAAGTGGACGCAATTACCGAGGATTCACAAGAAAACCAAGAAGTGTCTGATACAATGCAGGCTTACTTGGACGCAATCTCGCGAACTTAATTAATCCATAGGAGAATTAAATGGAAGAAATTAATCAAATACAATTACAGGAAAAATGGGCTCCTGTACTTGATTCACAAGATGCCGGCAAAATTGCAGATCCTCATAGACGTGCAGTTACAGCGGTAGTTCTTGAAAATCAGGAAAAAGCTTTTGCACAGGAAAGAGCTCAAATTACTGAGATCGCAGCCAACAAAACTGGCGGTGGCGTTGATAATTGGGACCCAGTCCTAATTAGCTTAGTAAGACGTGCAACTCCTGCTCTTTTGGCATTCGATTTAGTTGGCGTACAGCCAATGACTGGTCCTACTGGTCTAATCTTTGCTATGAAGAGCCGTTATACTACTCAGGGTGGCGATGAAGCGTTATTCGATGAAGCTGCTACAGCTTTCTCGGGTGGTTCTTCTGGTTCTGGCACTGCTTCTGATAATCCTTTCGCAGGTGACTCAGGTGATGGTGACTCTGTAGATGACTATACTCCAGGAATGGGGCTATCTACAGGAGCGGCTGAAGCTCTAGGTAATACTGGTAATGCAATTGCTGAAATGGCATTCTCAATCGATAAGACTACTGTGACTGCAAAGTCTCGTGCTCTTAAAGCTGAGTATACTATTGAATTAGCTCAAGACCTTAAAGCGGTACATGGTCTTTCTGCAGAAACTGAATTGGCAAACATTTTGTCAACTGAGATTCTTGCTGAAATGAATCGTGAAATCATCCGTACTATCAATGTAAACTCTGTAACATCAGTTTTAGCCTCTGGCGAATACGATATGACAGATGCTACTGATAATGCTGGTGCTCGCTGGTTGGTTGAAAGAGTTAAAAGCATGGTTTTTGCTATTGAAAAAGAAGCAAACCAAATTGCTGTTTCTACACGTAGAGGAAAAGGTAACTTTGTTATCGTTTCTCATGGTGTGGCAGCTGCTTTAAATTCAGCAGGTGCAATGGATACTGGTCTAGGACTATCTGGTCCTCAAGGCTTTGATTCAGATGCTACTGGTTCACTATTTGCTGGTACTTTAAACGGTCGTATGAAAGTTTATATTGACCCATATGCTGCAGTAGATTATTACACAGTTGGTTATAAGGGTACTAATCCTTATGATGCTGGTATGTTCTATTGTCCATATGTACCATTAAGCATGATGAAGACAATTGGTGAGTCTGACTTCCAACCACGTATCGGATTTAAAACTCGTTACGGTTTGGCTGACAACCCATTTGTTACTGCTGGTGCAGGCGCAAACGTATATTACAGAAAACGTAAGGTTGTTAACCTGTAATCTGTTAAAAAATATACAACTAAACCCGGCGAAAGCCGGGTTTTTTCTTTATAAATACATATATGCCAAACTTTTTAAATCCATCATCGTTCGTATTAACACTTGACTCACAGACATATTCTGGTGTGGAGTTTACAGTGCAAACTATGATGCTTCCTGATGTTACTTCTGAAGGTGCACCTTTACCATTTAAAAATGTAAATGTTGCAATGGCTGGAGATAAATTAGCTTATGGTGCATTTGAAGTATCTTATTTGATTGATGAAGATCTTTTAAATTATAAAGAAATTTATGATTGGATGAAATTAAATACAGAAACAGAACATATAGACGCAATAATTGGTAGTAATCATACACGAGATTTAACTTTAACTATAATGAATTCTGCTAATAATGTCACTAAACAAATCAATTTTATTGATGCTTATCCGACAAGTCTTTCATCATTACCATTTGATATTACAACTGTTGATGTAGAATATCTAACTGCGGTTGTAACATTTCAATATTCCTATTACGAATTCTTATAATAAATACTTTATATTATGATAGAAGAAATTATAAAATGGATTAATGAATTCGTCTCAGTACACAATGAGACTTTAAACAATACCCCCTGTCCATACGCTAAAAATGCATTAGTTAAATATGTAGAGACAGATAACGTTGGGGAAGAATTAGCAAATACATTTAATACTTGGGATGATTCTGCAGAAGTTGTATGTTTATATACTGCTACTGAAAATTATACACCTTATGATTTACATCATTTAGTAATGGAATGGAATAATACAGTAATGCCAGCTGACCTTGTTGCTTTAGAAGACCACCCACATAGTCCTGAAATAATTAATGGTACACATATGAACTTTGGAAAATGCAGTTTAATATTAGTACAAAGGTTGAGTAAATTAACTGAAGCTAGTAATATACTTAAAGAAAAAGGTTATTATGATAATTGGACCCAAGAAAATTTAGATGAAGTAGTTACTTGGAGGGAGTAGTGTCATACTCATATGCTAGAATAAATCTAGAAAAAACAGATTATAATATCTTTATTAATACAAAGAGTGGTATGGTTCTTGGTGACATAATACATTGGCCATGTTCTACACAGCTTAATAAAATATATCATAAATATTGTAATTATCATAAGTTTAATAGCGTCATGCCAATATTCAAATCTGAATATGAAGACAATGATATTCATGG